TATCAAATGTTATAGAATATCCAACACGTCTTTGTTTAAAAAATGTTGTAGTTGCCCAACAATTGTGTGTTAAGAATAAAGGAATAATTACACTTTTAAATGGTATTAAATTTTCAAATCCTTCTTCATCTTCACTAGGTAAATCAACATGATGATCGTGTGGCTGTGTTGTAATATAAAAGTTTCCACTGTGTTTTTTTGAAAATTCAATTTTAAACAAGTTAACAAACTTTGGCCTTAACCATTCTAAATCTTTAAACATTTGATTAATGTTTACGTTTGGTTGTATGTTTGATGATGTTTCTCTAAATTTTACTTTTTTTGATTTTTGAAACTGATATAATCTTAACTCGTTTATTTCATCCTCGCTAAAAAAGTTATCAATTTTTTTAGCAGGTTCAAATCGATCAATTATCTGTTGCCTGTATTTTTCGCAACATTCTATATAAGTCAACCCACTCATTTCTTTTTTAACTTATATATCTCTTCGTTAAGTTCTTTTACTCTTTTGTATAATGAGTATTTTTCTTTTACTTCATCTGCTATGGTTCTTTTTAAATGTTGAATTTGATCTTCTTTAGCAAGTAACGACCTACGCATTTGTTCCATAGGATCATCTTCATGATTTTTCCAACCATATTGTTTTGTTTTATCTTGAGTTTTTGCTGTATAATTCGGCATCATCTAATCCTGCTACTCTAAGTTTTACAATATTATTAATTTGAAATTGCTTGGCATCAATTGCTTTTAACAAACCAAGATACTTATTACGCACAAGAGCAAATTCATTTATAAGTTGACTCATAGCAACAACTTCATCTTCACCATCAATATACTTTTCAGCATCTCTTGATGTTAAAGCTCTTTGATATGCTTCTAAGAATTTTTTATAGTGTTTTGCTCTTGTTCTACGTAATTCTATATTAAGATGTTCTAATATGGCTTCAATTTCTTGTAATTGATTAAATCTATGTTCAACTACGCCAGGTATTTGTGAAGCATTACGTTCAATATTACCTACTAATCCTGCTTCTACTCTAGCTTCTTCAAGCTCTTTCATATAATGATCAATACAATCAGGCAACTTGCCTAAATCTTTTGATATTAAACCATACCAGTTAATCATTAATAGTCCTCATCTTCATCTTCACTGTATGGATCTTCTTCATCCATTTCACCGTAAACTTCATTGTATGCATCGTGCAGATGAGTTGATGAAGAAAAAACTTCTCTCCAATCTTGTTCATCAGCACCATACTCGTCAATTATGTTTACGTAGGCTATTGCCGCATCCGGTCTATCTTTTGCTGGGATATAGTTTTTAAGTTTACCCCAAGCTTCAATCAATACCTGTATTTCTTCTGTCATTATGCCTCCGCTTCAACAGTTTCCTCTGTTGCTACTTCAGAATTAGCAGTATCCCATTCTGCCATTATAAGATCAAGATTTTCACCTGTCCAATCTTTTCTATAATGCTTATGTTCTTTGCCAAATCTATCAACATATTTAAGCCTGTTACCTTCTTTAACTAACAGTCCTTTTTTCTCACAAAGATCAACTAATCCACTGTATGGATCCATTCCTGCTTCATATGGAATTTTTACTTGTACAGATTCAAATGGTTTGTTAAATCTTGTTTTCATTACTTTAACTGCTGATCGAATACCAGTAACATCTGATATCTTGTTTCCTGCTTCATCTTCTTTTAGTTTTAATTTTTTCATAGCAACAACAACTGAACTTGCATATACAAATCCTTGTCCGCCACTAATTTTATCATCTGGATCAAACATATCTTGTGATGCGTATGTATGATTTGTACAAACTAATCCTAAATTTAACTCAGCAAACATATTAACACAATTTCTTACAAGTGCTGTTAAGGCTTTTGGTTTTCTACCCATATCGCCTTTTAAATCACCTTTTTCAAATTGTGCAGTGTCTGTTGGAGTCAACAACATACCTAATGAATCAATTACAAACATAACTTTTGGTCTTTCACTTTGTTCTAAAGACCCATAATCATTTCTATAATTTGTTACAAACTCAGAAATAGTTTTTGCTACATCATCAATCATTGCTACGTTAATACGCATTAATTTCTCTGGGGATGTATCTACTTCAAGTGCTTGTAACCAATTTTCATCTAATGCATTTTCTGAATCAAACACAATACAAAATATGCCTTGCTTTTGTGCATTTTTGATAATGTTACCAGAAGCAATCAAACTCTTACCAGAACCTGATTCACCTGCTAACATTGTTACACGACCTAGTGGTATACCTTTATTAAAGTCGCCACTAATCAAATAATTTAGACAGTAGTTTCCTGTTGATATCCATGTGTCTGGATCAGAATCAAAACCTGTAGAAATACCACCGATGCTTTTTGTTATTGATTTTCTAAATTTACTTACGTCAAATGGTCTTACCATAATTTCTCCTTGTCTGTAATAGTGCATGATTGCTCATGCACTAATACTATATACGATTTTACTTACTTTGTCTAGCTCTAATCATTGCCAAAATATCATCTGCTGATGCTTTTGACTTGTCGTCAGTTGCTGATGCTGTTGCTGTAGCAGTTGCCACTTCTGGCTGTGCCGCAGGTGCTTCTACTTTTGCTTCTACAACAGGTGTTTCTACTTTTACTTCTGCCTGTGGAGCAGGAGTTGGTGTAGCTGTTGCAGTTGTAGTTGCTGATGCATTTGAACTTGGTGATGATGCCATGCCAGCTGGTCTGTAATACTGACCAAATCTGCTTTCATCATATAATTCACCATCGACTGATGCTTTGAACATTTCTGCGATTATTTTTACTTCTTCCGCAGAAGGTTTCTTAGGAAGATAATCAGCTAGATTATGTAATCCATTTGTGTCAATTGCTGATCTTTCACTGTCACTTACTGATCTTTCTTTGAAAGACCAAGTTGAAGTTGAATAATCTGCATATCCACCTTTTTGAGTTTTGGTTAATTTAAAGTCTCTACCTTTATCAATATCAGTTGGCAAATCTTCCATGTCTGGATTCATCAATGCTGATCTAATAATGTTAAAGATTGACGGATTAATTACAAAACGTCTAACTGGATTCTCTGGTGTTGAATCTTCTTCTAGTGGAGAGTTAACAACAAAACCTTGGAAAATGTATGAACGTTTTTTCCAATATTTTCTACCCATGTCCTCTAGACTTGGATCTTTAAACCATGGACGAATTTCACTTAATACTGGACATGGTTCTCCCCACATCTCCATACAAGGAACTTGTACTGTAGTTGGTTTTGCTTCAGACTGACCTTTGATACCAGCGAATGGTAATCTAATCATTTGTCTTTCAACCCAAAAGAAAGTATTGTTTGGATCTTTGTCTGATAAAAATCTTAGTGTTGCTGTTGTGCCTTCAGGAATATTCCAGAACGGATAAATTGCGTTGTCGCCTCCTGAACTATTTGGTGAACGTTTTACTTCTTGTTCTTGAAGTTTTGCTCTTATTTCTGCCAATGTTGCCATAATAATGCCTCCTTAATTGCCTATGTTTGCCTGTATTAGCCTATAATTAAATAATGTATTATTTAACATTATCTACTATTATATTTATTATTTTTTGCTTTGTCAAGTATTATTTTGCAAATAAATATACATAATATGAAATGTTTTTTCCTAGATCACGGACTTACCATGAGGCCAGACGGCAGAGTAGCACCTTGTTGTCAATGGTATGACAATGAACAACCACAAAGATTAAATGATAATTGGCAAGAACATTTTGCAAAAAAGAAAGAAGAATTAAGCAAAGGATGGATTCCAGAATGTCGTGACTGCAAAGAACAAGAAGATATAGTTGGCGAAAGTGATAGAATTGATTGGTTAAACGGACATGATACATTCCGTCTTACAACTGCTGGTACAAAAAGAAACTATTGGGATTTAAAATTACATCATACTTGTAACTTAACTTGTCGTATGTGTGATTCACAAGATTCAAGTAGTTGGGCTAAATTAGTAAATCAAAATCCTAATGAAGATTGGAATCCACACGTTGTTGAAGACAAAGAAAAAAGATTTGGCTGGAGAGAAAAAATACCTGAACTTTTAAAAACTTATATACAAGATCTTGAGCTGGTAAAATTTACTGGTGGTGAGCCATTTATGATTCCACAAGTAAAACAAGTACTTGAAGAAATAGATAAAAGTGGCAAGGCAAGTGAAGTAGGAGTTAGATTTACAACCAATGCTACATTTCCATTAACTAAAGAATGGATTAATTTGTTAAAAAAATTCAAACATGTTAAATTCATTTATAGTGTAAACGGAATCAAATCTAGATATGAGTACATTAGACAAAATGCAAATTGGAATGACACATTAAAAAATATTTTGTATAATCAAGATCTTGGATTTATTGGTGCAAGTGTAAATGATCTTTATCAAATACTTTCATACGATATGATTGATGAAATAACCGATTTTTGGAAAAGTCAAAATATTAGTTGTTCGTTTGCTCATTTAACAAAACCAGAATATCATTCACTTCATGCATTGCCTTCACATCTTAGAAAAAAATATAATCATTCAGATTATTATAATTTTGATCAAAAACTTTTTGATGAATTTTTAAAACAAACTGAAATTCACGATCGTCTATATGGAAAAGACATACGTAAAGAAATACCTGAACTGTTTAATTAAAAAAGGACCATAGTCCGAAGACCTTAGGTCCTTTTGTTGGGAGGTGTTTACTAAAGACCTGCTAGGTCTTTAATTCTTTGAATATCTTTGTCTGCTTGTTCGTTAACTTCGTAACCTGCATTTGATAATGCATCAATTACAGCACTTCTTGGACTCATTGTGTGAATGTTTACGCCACCTTGCATCATTTCATTTGCATCACATTGTGCTTTGATACCACCTTTTGCAAGATCGTATTCTATTTCTTCACAATCTTTGTCTGTGATGCCTCTGTCCATGTCGTAGTCGCCGTCAACTCTAATTGTGTGCATGTATGGTTCTGCTTGTCCTTCGTAGCCACTTGCTTCTGTTTTTGATTTTTCCATCTCATCAGCAATTTTGTTTAACCACTCTGGCTCTGATGGATGTCTATCACCATCTGATACATCAGCATACCCAATACCATCTGCTTCTTTTCTTAACATTGCAACAATTTCTTCTGTTGACTTGCCAGCATATACACTTGTTGGATCTTTGATATCGTCTTGTACAGCATCTCTGTAATCTTCAAACTCTTGCTGTGCATCCATAGCCATACCTGCTAGTTCACTTTGTGACATACCCATTTCTTCTGGTGCATTCTTTTTAATTCTTTCTATGTCTTCTGGTGACATTGGATTTTCTTTCATGCCTTTTTCTTTTGCTTCAGCATCTAATTCTGCTTTACGTCTCATAATTTCTTTTTTAAGCTCTTCGTCTTTTGCAGTGTTTGGATCCATTTGTAAATCTTGGATTGCTTTTTTCTTAGCCATGTAATCTTCTTTATCTTTGATATCAGAATGTTGTGATTCATCAAATGATTCATCTGTACCAAATGGTGCAACTGCTTCTTCTAATTCTGCTTCTGGATTAGGAATAACATTTTCTGCTTTTGCCATTTTATCATTTTTTGGAGTAACGTCTT